ATAAAATAAATAGTCAATAAAACCATAAAAAATGAAACTCGTAGATCCTTTAGCCCAGTCATTTTATGTAGAGCCTAGTAGTGGCATATTTGTAACTTCTGTAGATTTGTATTTTTATGATTATGATCCAGAGTTACCGGTCACTATACAATTGAGGCCTATGAGATTGGGCCTACCAACAGATGAAGTTTATCCTTTTAGTGAAGTTGTATTAGACCCACAAAATATCTCAACATCTACAGATGGTTCTGTTGCTACTAGGGTAACTTTTGACTCTCCCGTTTATCTTACTGGAGGAGTATTTCATTGTTTAACTATTTTAACCAATTCTGACAAATATTATATTTGGACTTCTAAACTGGGAGAGTTTGATTCTGTATTTGCAAACGGACCAGAATCAAAACAAGTAGTTGTAACAAAACAACCATTGACTGGGGGATTATTTAAGTCACAAAATAATTCAACGTGGAATGAAAGTCCATATGAAGATTTAAAATTTACTCTTTATAGAGCTAATTTTACTCAACCATCTGGTAATATTAATTTTTATAGTCCAGAATTAAGTTTAGGAAATCAACAAATAGCGACTTTAATTCCCAATGCTTTAGAAATGACCTCTAAAGTTATTAGAGTTGGACTTGGTACAACGGTACAAGATTCTGGTTTAGTTCTTGGAAATACTATTGTGCAACAAGGCACCAATGGATCTGGTAACTATGTCGGATCAGCAGGATCTGCAATAGGAACATTGGACATCCTCAATGCTGGCATAGGTTATACACCATCATCGGGAAGTTTTGTTCACAATTCTGTTTCTTTAACAAATCAAACTGGCAACGGATTAAATGCAACTGCAGATATAACAATTTCAAATGGAGTTGCAGTCGCAGCAACAATTAACTATGGAGGAACTGGATATCAAATTGGAGATGTTTTAACAGTTTCTCAAGTGGGAACAAATTCCTTAGGCAGAAATTTACAATTATCTGTTTCTAACATTTATGGAATTAACCAGTTAATCTTAGACAATGTACAAGGAGAATTTTCTGCCGGTGTAGGCAAAACTGTACAATATATCAATAGTTCTGGAATAACAACCGACTTAAATGCATCAATTGGTGGAAATGTAATTATTCCAACTGATGGAATACAAGTTGTATCTGATGGTTTGCATGTTAAAGTAAACCATAAAAATCATGGAATGTATGCCGAAGAAAATGCACTGATAATCTCAAATGTTGTTTCTGATGTCAGACAAACAAGATTAACTAGTGAATATGCAGCATCATCGAATGGAACTATTTTTGTTGATGATACTACCAACTTTGGAACCTTTGAAAATGTTGGAGTTGGAAATACAAATCCCGGATATTTAAAAATTGGTGATGAAATTATTGCTTATGAAGGAACTACAGCAACATCTTTTACTGGAATTACAAGACAAATTGATCAAACAAAATCATTTAGTTATTCTGTAGGAACTCCTGTACAGAAGTATGAATTGAATGGTATTTCCTTAAGAAGGATTAACGCAGAACATACTCTTCAAGATGCAACAGTTTCCGATGCAATTGATTTAGATTACTACAACATAAAAATAGACACAACTCAAGCAGGAAAAACAGATCCATTGCCATTAGGTCAGGTTAATCGTGGGTCTGGATCTTCATTCCCACAATTGTTTATTAATGAAACAAAGTCAACTGGTGGAAATAATATTAATGCAACACAAAACATTCAGTTTGAAATTTTGAGACCCAATGTACAAAAACTTGTATTAAACTCTACAAATATTTCTTCCAGAGTAAGAACAGTTGATGGAACAAGTGTTGATGGATCTGAAATTTCTTTCTCAGATAATGGATTTGAAAATATTTCATTAGATGCAAATAATTATTTCAATTCTCCAAGATTAATTTGTTCCAAAGTTAATGAAGATACTAGACTGACAACTCTTCCTGGAAAAAAATCACTTACACTATCTTTAGATTTTAGTTCAACAAATGCATTTGTTTCTCCAGTTGTTGATCTTGATAGAGTAAGTATGGTTTTAGTTTCCAATAGAATTAATAATGCAATTTCAAACTATACGACAGATAATAGAGTAGCAACTCTTGAACAGGATCCGTCATCTTTTGTGTATGCAACCAATTCTATTCAGTTAGAAGTTCCTTCAACATCAATTAAGATAATTGTTTCTGCATATATCAATGAGTTTAATGATCTTAGATCTCTTTATTCTATTCAAAATGATCCAAACGAAGATCCCATTTATTATCCATTCCCAGGATTTGCAAACTTAAATAATCTTGGACAGACTATCAATCCATCTCTTAATGATGGAACCTCTGACGCGTTTGTTCCAAAAACTGATGTACTATCGAGTTTGGAAGAACCAAGTCTATTTAAAGATTATGAGTTTACTGTAGATAACTTACCACCATTTAGATACTTCAGCATTAAACTTGTCGGATCTTCCACAAATCAAGCTTATCCACCAAAATTAAAAGATCTTAGAGTTATTGCTCTTGCATGATTATGAATTATTCTAAAGTAGAAGGGCACTCAAATTTACTTAGAGATGAATCAACTAAAGCGGTAATAAATACCAACTTATCTGAATATCAAAATTATATTAATTTGAGAAAATCAAAAGAGAATGATGTTAACAAGATAAAAAACTTGGAGTCTGATGTTGAAAGTATAAAAAATGATTTGAATGAAATTAAAACGTTGTTGAGGAATTTTGCAAATGGATCCTAGTAAAATTATTTTAGAAGACATGAATAAAATGTTTGAATATGAAAAACTTTCTAGAGATATAGATAGTATAGATGATATTGAAGTTCTTAAGAACTACACAAAATCTTATATTAAATTATATTTGAAACAACAAGAAGTTGTATCAAAGTTCTAGCAATAATTCAAACATCATAAATACCTGAAGGGGTAATTGGATAAATGGCACAACCATCTTCTAGACAAGAATTGATTGATTATTGTAAGAGAAAACTTGGAGCGCCAGTATTAGAAATCAATGTTGCGGATGAGCAAATTGAAGATTTGGTTGATGATGCTATCCAATTTTTTCAAGAAAGACATTTTGATGGAGTATATCCAACATTTTTAAAGTATCAAATTACTGAAGACGATATTAATAGAGGTAGAGCACAACCAACTTCCGGAGTTGGTATCAGCACCATAACAGTAAATCATAATGTCGGTTCTACAACTCAATTTAATTTCTATGAAGGTGGAAATTATTTGCAAATACCACCTTCTGTTATTGGAGTGAATAAAATATTCCATTTTGATGGAACGAATACGATTACAAATAATATGTTTAGTGTAAAATATCAATTATTCTTGAATGATATTTACTATTGGGGTTCTACAGAACTATTAACATATGCTATGGTAAAAACTTATTTGGAAGACATTGAGTTTTTACTTACCACACAAAAACAAATTAGATTTAATAAAAGACAAGACAGATTATATTTAGATATTGATTGGGGATCCGTAACGGCAGGAACATATCTTATCATTGATTGCTACAGAACTTTAGATCCAAATGATTATTCTAAAGTTTGGAACGATTCATTTTTAAAAATGTATCTCACCACTCTCATTAAAAAGCAGTGGGGACAGAATCTCATTAAGTTTCAGGGAGTAAAACTTCCGGGTGGAATAGAACTCAATGGGAGACAAATTTATGATGATGCTCAGAAAGAAATGGAAATAATTATGGAAAAAATGTCAAATACATATGAACTTCCACCATTAGATATGATTGGATAATTATGTTAAATCCATTTTTTCTTCAAGGATCTGCATCAGAGCAAGGATTAATACAAGATTTAATAAATGAACAACTTCGAATGTACGGAGTTGAGGTGTATTATATTCCAAGAAGATATGTAACAGAAAAAACAATAATTAAAGAAGTAATAGAGTCGGAGTTTAATAACGCATACCCACTTGAAGCATATGTTGACACCTATGATGGATATGAGGGTCAGGGAACTATTCTTTCTAAATTTGGTGTGCAACCGTTAAATGATTTAAATCTGATAGTTTCAAAAGAAAGATTTGATACCTATATCGCACCTCTTACAAAAAATTTATCAAATATTAATTTGTCTTCTAGACCAAAGGAAGGTGATTTGATATATTTTCCTCTTGGAGATAGATTATTTGAGATTAAATTTGTTGAGCATGAAAAGCCATTTTACCAACTTCAGAAAACTTATGTTTATGAGTTGAGATGTGAGCTCTTTAGATATGAAGATGAAGTTATTGATACAAGTATTGAAGAAATCGATGATAACATAAAAGATATTGGTTACATACAATCACTAACTCTAGTTGGTGCAGGAGTAACTGCATCAGCAACTTCCGCAATAGTGAATAGTGGTGTTAGATTTGTATCCATTTCAAATAGGGGAAATGGATATACTTCGACACCAAGAGTTGCTTTTTCATCAGCACCTTCTGGAGGATTAACTGCTGTTGGAATTGCAACACTGATTGGTGGGCTTGTAGATTGTAATGGAAATACCGAAAATTATAAAGTTCAGGGTGTAGAAATAATTAATACCGGATATGGATATACAACACCCCCATCAGTTGCTTTTATTGGTGGTGGTGGTTCTGGGGCTGCAGCAACTTCAGTTATAGGTAATGGAGTTGTTGGAACAGTTAGTGTGACAAATGGTGGGTCTGGGTATGAAGTTTCGCCATCAGTAACTTTCAGTGGTGCTCCGGGGGCTGGAGTGACTGCAACAGCAACTGCATATATCAATAATTCCGGAATAGTAACAGCAATATACATTACAAATGCTGGTCTTGGTTATACAATAGCACCAACAATAACAATTTCTTCACCATATTCATCAGGAATAGGGACATACATTTATAACGAAACTGTGACTGGTAGTGTTAGTGGAACTACCGCTATTGTCAGAGAGTGGAATTCTACTACAAATATTCTTAAAGTATCTAATATTGCCGGTTCTTTTGTTCGTGGTGATATATTGGTTGGAACTGCATCAAGTGCATCATATAAGATTAGGCATATTAATGAATATAATACAACTGATACATATGCTGAGAACGATGTCATAGAATCTGAAGCAGATAATATCATAGATTTTACAGAAACAAATCCTTTTGGAAGTCCATAAATAATATATCACACTTTCCTGACAAATGTTTGAGTATTTTTATCACGAGATATTGAGAAGAACTATTGTATCATTTGGTTCTTTATTCAATAATATTACTATAAAGCACACAAACGATTCCGATCAGACTGTAAGTTCTTTAAAAGTTCCACTTGCATATGGTCCGACGCAAAAGTTTTTAGCAAGACTTGAGCAAGTTGCGGATTTAAATAAGCCAGTTCAAATGTCATTACCAAGAATGTCATTTGAATTTAATGGGTTGACCTACGATACTTCTAGAAAAGTTACAACTAGTCAAACATTTTTATCATCATCAGCATCAGACTCAACCAAGGCTAGAAAGGCATATATGCCAGTTCCTTATAATATGTCATTTGAACTCAGCATTATGACTAAGTTGAATGATGATATGCTACAAATTATAGAGCAAATTATACCATATTTTCAACCTGCATATACAATGACAGTCGATCTTGTCGATGCCATAGGTGAAAAAAGAGATATTCCTGTGGTTCTTGAAGGAATATCAATGCAGGATGATTATGAGGGTGATTTTTCAACAAGAAGGGCATTAATTTATACTCTAAGATTTACTGCAAAGACTTATTTGTTTGGTCCAATTACAGATCCATCCAGAGACATTATCAAAAAAGTTTCCGTCTCTTACATTGGAGGGGAGCAATCACCTCTTTCTAAGAGGGAAGTTACATATTCCACAGAACCAGTGGCAACGAAGAGTTATGCCAATAATATAGTAACTAGTTTGTCCGAAGATATTACAAATATAGACACTGTTATTACAGTTGATGATGCATCATCTATTTCAAAAGGTGGAGTGATTGTTATTGGTGAAGAAAACTTTAGAGTTGCATTAAAGTCTGGTAATAAATTAACAGTTGAAAGAGCTTATCAAGATACAAAATCTTCCAATCACGTTAAAGGTTCGGACATTAAACTTATCACCAATGCCGATGCACTTTTAATAGAATTTGGTGATGATTTTGGATTTAGTGGATCTTTCTAATGAATAGATATGAAAATGACAAAAAAATTTGACGATCTCAACGATGCTTTCAATGTTGCGGGAGATATAGTATCTCGGGAAGTTGAAACTATTGAACAAAAAGTAGAATCAGTCGCATCGGCGGTAAATGATGATCTGAAAAAAGACTACGAGTATACTAGAGGAAATCTTTATTCAATCATAGAAAAAGGTCAAGAAGCTCTTAATGGTATTTTAGAACTTGCACAAGAAAGTGAAATGCCTAGAGCATATGAAGTTGCTGGCCAACTAATTAAAAATGTTGCTGATGCAACTGATAAACTTATAGATCTTCAAAAAAAGTTAAAGGATATTGATGATCAGAAAATAAAGGGTCCAACTAATGTCACAAATGCTTTATTTGTTGGTTCAACAGCAGAACTGTCGAAACTTTTAAAAAACCAATCAAACACAAAAGAAAAATAAATAGTTTTAAATAGCCTTAAGAATATGGCAGCAGTAAGTGCAGTAAATCTTGTTATTCAAAAAGGTACTTATTTTGAAGAAACATTTACATTAAGTGCTGATGATGAGTCTAGATTGAATTTAACTAACCAAACGGCAACTGCAAAACTTAGAAAACATCCAACAGCTGGAGTTGCCTATACTTTTTCAACAACTCTTACAGTTGCTGATAGTAGTGTAAAAATATCTATGCAACCAGCGGTTACAGCAACATTGCCAAGTGGCAGATGCGTCTATGATTTACTTTTAACTTCTTCTGTAGGAATAATTTCAAAAGTTTTAGAAGGAAGTGTAATTGTTCAGGAGACTGTATCTTTATGACCTACCAAATAAAGGTAAAATCAAAACAAAAAATTAAAGTCGCAGGAGTAAATATGGCAAGATCTCTAGATGAACTTTTGGATGTTGATGTTACTGGTGTAAAAGACAAATACGTTATAATGTATGATGCTATTTTAAAAAAATATATTGCTGTCAACCCAGATGAAGTGTTGAATGCCGCTTCATCAACTGAAACAACTCAACCCGGTCTTCCCGATCAATTCCTTGAAAATATACCTTTTGATCAGGGTACTTTTTGAAAATTTAATAAATATTAGTATATAAACACCAAAAAAGAATAAGAAGATGGCCGCACCTATTTTTCAATTTAAAAGAGGTCTTCTTACAAATTTGCCAGGTCTTCAGGCAGGTGAACTAGCTTTTACTACAGATACGCACGATTTATTTGTTGGACTTAGTTCGGATACTGCAACCAATAAATTCTTTGGTTCTCATAGATATTGGATCAAAGAAACAACTTCCACTGCTAGTGGTTTAAATCTTGTCGAAGGAACTTCAAATGGTTCTGATTATATTACTATTAAATCACCAGATTCACTTGCAGGAATTGTAACTTATACTCTTCCCGGAATTCAAGGTTCTTCAAGTTCAGTCTTAACTAATGATGGTAGTGGAAATCTAACTTGGTCTAGTGGTTCTGCCGATCCAGTTTTTACTGGTATTGCAACATTTACAGATACTACCGATAATACTTTAGGTGATTCTGATACTGGTGCAGTTCAGATTGATGGTGGTCTTGGGATTGATAAGAATGTTACAGTTGGTGCCAACCTGAATGTTCAAGGATATTCCGAATTTGTTGGAGTATCAACATTCACTGGTGCTATTGATGCAAATGGTGGTGCTGATATTTCTGGTGGAGAAACAACATTATCATCAGCAACAGTTAGTGATTTAACATCTGGAAGAGTTGTTCTTGCAGGAACTTCCGGTTCATTAGAAGATAGTGGAAATTTAACATTTAATGGTTCTACCCTGAATGTTATTGGTCTTGCAGATTTAGATGATGTAAATGTTTCTTCTGCTGCAACAATCACCACTGCAGACATTGGAACTGCAACGATTGATAGTTTAACTTTCACTAGTGGAACTGCTATTACATCTGTTGATACTGACCTCTCTTCAGTATCTGGTTCCGATGATACATTAGCATCAGCAAAAGCAATTAAAGCATATGTTGATGCACAAGTCACTGCACAAGATTTTGACTTTTCTGGAGATACTGGAACTGGTGCTGTTGACTTAGATTCTCAGACTTTCACTATTGCAGGTACTGCAAGTGAAATTGTAACTTCTGCATCAGGACAAACAATCACTATTGGACTTCCTGATAATGTAATTGTTGGTGCAGCATTAACGGTAACTGGAGCACTTGATGTTAATAGTGGGGCAGATATTTCTGGTGGAGAAACCACTCTTTCTTCAGCAACTGTTTCAGACTTAACTGCCGGTAGAGTTGTTCTTGCAGGGACTTCTGGTGCATTAGAAGATAGCACTAATTTAACTTTTGGTGGTGGTGGATTAATTGTTGGTGCAGGTGGTATTAATGTTACTGGAGTTTCTACATTCTCAACTAATGTAACAGTTGGAGGTGATTTGACAGTTGGTGGTAATGATATTAAAGCATCCGATGGAACAACTGCATTAACTCTTGCAGATTCTACTGGAGCTGTTACCACTGCAAATGATTTAACAGTTACAGGAAACCTTTATGTTTCTGGTAACACAACTCAAGTCAATACTGCAGCATTGACTGTAGAAGATAGAACAATTGATTTGGGTATTGTAAATGGAGCAACACCTTCATCGGCAACAACTTGGGACTTGGGTGTCCTGTTTAATTATCATGCTAGTGGATCAGCAAAGAAATCTGCTGTTATTTGGGAGCATGGTGACACTAGATTTAAGTTTGCGAGTGTACTTTCTGCAGATACCAATGGCTCTGACAATGATACTCCACAACTTTCGGTAACTACTTTTGCCCCAATTGAAATTGGTGGGTTATGGGTTACTGATTGTGCAGGAACATCGCAAGTCATTTCTTGCACAGGAACTGAAAGATTCCTTGAGAACATTACTGTTGATGCTGGAACTTTCTGATAGTAACTAATTAAAATCTAAATATACTCAGGAAACTGGGTATATTTTTTTATGTCTGAAGAAGATTTGAAGTTAGTTCTTTCAAAGTATCAACAAAAGAGCTTTGAATTAATGAATCAAAATATTGTATTGGAGACACAGGTGGAAAAACTGAATGCAACTATACAATCGTTAAGTAGTGAACTTAATAAACTAAAGAAAGTAAAGAGGGGGACAAAAATAGAAGAAGATTTCTCATAAATAATAAAAACTCTTATATAAGAGTTTCTATGGTCTCTACCAAAGATGCGAGGATTGGATGGCAAATCCTAATATAAGAATAAAAAGGTCTGCAGTTCCCGGAAAAGCACCAACGGTAAATGATTTGCCTTTGGGAGAACTTGGACTTAATACATACGATGCAGAGTTATTTGCTCGTAGAGAAAGATCGGGTATAGGCACCGATATTGTAAGACTTGGTGCCGGAGCAACAGTTACTAATATTCTTTATGTTACACAAGACGGAAGCGACTCCAATACAGGAAAAAAGCTTGGAGACGCAAAAAGAACAATTGGAGCAGCACTTACAGCAGCAACAACAGGAACAGTTATTAAAGTTAGTGCTGGATCTTATGTAGAAAATAATCCACTTACAATTCCGGAACAAGTTTCAATAGTTGGAGATAGTCTTAGAGAAGTATCAATATCTCCACAAAATGCAAATCAAGACCTGTTTTATGTTTCGAATGGAAATTATATTGCGGAGATGTCTTATACTGGCACTCTAGATTTGGGCAAATCTATATTTTCATTTAATCCAGTCGGCGCTGGAACAATTACTCAATCACCATATATTCAAAACTGTACTAATTTTATCTCAAATAGTATTGGAATGAAGATTGACGGAAATCATGCAGATGGTGATTTAAAATCAATGGTTCTTGATAGTTATACTCAATATAATCAAGGTGGTATTGGAGTTTCTATTACAAATAGTGGATATGCTCAATTAGTATCTCTTTTTACCATTTGTAATGATATTGCAGTTTATTGTGGTAGTGGTGGTGCTTGCGATCTAACTAACTCAAATTCATCTTTTGGAAATTTTGGATTAATAGCAGATGGGGTTGGTGCAGAACAATTTGTGGGAATTGTAACTGTTTTTGGAAGTGCCAATACAAACGAATTTGTATTGGCAGGTCTTGGAAACACAAGACCTTATGATGGTCAAGTTGTTTACTTTGACAATCTTTACTATACGGTCCAAAAAGTAGTAGTTTCTGCTGGTGGAACTGGATACACAACAACCCCAACAGTAACTATATCAGCACCATCAACTCCATGGGGGGTTCAAGCTCAAGCAGTTGCAGAAATAAGAGATGGTTCTGTAGTTTCCATTGAAACGGTTTCAAGTGGAAGAGGATATGAATCAGTACCAACTATTACAATTTCATCACCAGATGTTGGCATCAATACAGCAACAGCAACTGCGTCTTTAATTCCGACTTATTATGTAATTGAAAGTTCTACACCAATATCTTCCGGAATTTCTACAATCACTCTCACGGACAATGTTCCTTATGCTGTTGGTGTTGGAACAACAGTTCCTTTCTTCAAACAAAGTCGTATTTTGGCATCGGGACATGCATTCGAATACATTGGTTCTGGAGTAACAATTGCAAATGCATTACCTTCTACTGGAGGAGTTCCAATTCAGGCAAATGAAACAGATTCTAGAAATGGTGGATTAGTTGTTTATACATCTACAGATCAATCCGGAAACTTTAGAATTGGTGATGGTGTTGTGATTAATCAACAAACAGGAACAATCAGTGGAACATTTTATTCCAAGAGTTTGTTCTCCACAGTGACACCATTCATTCTAGCACTAGGAGGAGATTAAAGAATGGCACTCGCACTTAACGTATTCCAAACAGTTACAGCAGTTGTTGATACATCTCCAACTGAAATTTACACAGCACCAGTTGGTTATACTGGAGTTGTTCTTTTGGCTCAAGTAGCAAATATTGGCGCTACTTCAGAAGATGTGACACTTGCACACCGAAGAAGTTCCACCGACACAGAAATATTAAAAGAATTTCCTATTGCTGCAAATGATACTGCAAATCTTCTTTCGGGAAAGTTGGTATTGGAAAGTGGAGATAAGTTAGTATTATCGGGTAGTGATAATACGAATCTCAAGTTCATTGTAAGCATCATAGAAACACTCAACTAATATAAGACAATGGCAAAAGGATATCTCAGCAACAGACAAGAAAATCTTAAGATTGGTATCAGTTCATACACTGATAATCAACAAGTATTGGAAGTTACTGGAAATGTAGGCATTAAAACTTCCGACACTCAAGATTATGAGCTGTATGTTGCTGGTGATGCGAATATTAGTGGCATAGTAAGTGCAACTACTTATTATGGAAGTGGTATTAATTTAACAGATTTGATCGTAAGTAAGATTGAAGGTATTGAGATAAAAGAAGATGGTGTTGGTATTGGAACAACTTTTAGTGTTATTAACTTTATCGGTGATAATGTTACAGCAGTGGCAAATGGTTCTACTGCCGAAGTTACAATTTCAACTGTTCAAGGTATTCAAGGTATTCAAGGTATTCAAGGAACTACTGGTGCTCAAGGAACCACAGGAACTCAAGGAATCACAGGAACTCAAGGTACTGATGGAACCCAAGGTACTGATGGAACCCAAGGGACTACTGGTGCTCAAGGAATCACAGGAACTCAAGGTACTGATGGAACCCAAGGTACTGATGGAACCCAAGGGACTACTGGTGCTCAAGGAATCACAGGAACTCAAGGAACTACAGGAACTCAAGGAACTACAGGAACTCAAGGTACTGATGGAACCCAAGGCACTGATGGCACTCAAGGAACCATAGGAACCCAAGGCACTGATGGAACCCAAGGTACTGATGGAACTCAAGGAACCACAGGCACAGGAACTCAAGGAACCACAGGAACCCAAGGAACCACTGGTACTCAAGGTACTGATGGAACTCAAGGAACCACAGGCACAGGAACTCAAGGAACTACAGGAACTCAAGGTACTGATGGAACTCAAGGAACCACAGGAACTCAAGGTACTGATGGAACTCAAGGAACCACAGGCACAGGAACTCAAGGAACCACTGGTACTCAGGGAACTACTGGTACTCAGGGAACTACTGGTACTCAAGGTACTGATGGAACTCAAGGAACCACTGGTACTCAGGGAACTACTGGTACTCAAGGTACTGATGGAACTCAAGGAACCACAGGAAC